TATTATATTTATTTAAGGATATATTTAGTATATAGAGTATATAATATAATGGAAAGTAAAAAATCACAAATTAAAATTAATATTGAATATATAACATCAAATTTTAATGGTAAACATATAGCAACAACTGAATGTATAATTGATAATACACCAGACAAGATTGGTAGAATATTTGACATCATAAAATCTTTTGAAGGTATACATGGTATACCTGTTTATAACGCTACTGAACAAATGGTTAATAATACATATAAGTCAAATGATAAATATACATCTGATTATAAAGAATATCATGATTTATTAAAATTATCCATTTATAAAGATATGTTGAGTATTTATGAAAAAAACTGTAAACTATCAAATAGTGGATTTGTGAAATATGATATTTTAATTGATGGTTTAAGATATTAGAAAAATTTAAATTATTTGTTCAATTTATTATACATTTGTAATAATAAATCTCTGATTTTCATTAAACTGAATTTATATTTGTCGTAATAAAAATCATTGTAATTATCAGTCATCATATTTAATCTTTGATAAACAGCATTTTTTAATCTGATAAAATCTATTTCTTCTAATTTCATATTGTCTAAATCAAAATATTTCACATATAACTCAAAATCAATGACTAAATCTGACGCACAATAATATCTTGTGTCATTAATCATATCATATTTACGAGATATAAATCCCATATACAATAAAAAAATTTTTTTATCATATTCATTATATCTTATTTCATCAAAAGGTTGTAATTTAACCATATGATATAATTCATTATAAACACCATTGTCTAATAAATTATTTACATCATATAAAATTTTTTCTACTGAATTCAACATAATATTATATATTATATAAAGATATATATCTTTATATAATATTATATATACTAATGACTTTAGAAGAAGGCGTCAAATATCAAATTAGTTCAAAACATTATTTTGTTATGTATGATTATGATATTAGAATTTTTGAAATTAATGATAATCAAAAGTGTTTTGACATAAACACATATCCAAATAAACCAATTAATTTAATACTTAAATATTTTACTTTTATGTCATAATAAAAAATTATATAAAGATATATATACATATATAAATATATTATATATGTGTGATAGAGAATTTTTAGTTGATAGATATGATTTAGCAATAGTTAGAGATGAATTGGATTGTGAAATAAGAAAACTTTATGATACAGAAATTTGTCCTATAAAAACTTCATTAAAACAAAAAAAAGTTCAAATTGATGGACTTGGTGAGATTGTAATAATGTTAAGTGAAAATATTGATGAAATAAAACATAATAATGATAAAATTACAAAAGAACTTAATGAACATATCAATATGTTAAACAATGTTGTAATGTTGTCTGTTTCATTATCTATATTTTCTATAGTTTGTTTATTGAGTTTTTAATTTTATTTAATCTTTTATTTTTCTTCATTGGTTTATTATTACCATTGATTTTTGATTTATATTCCATAATAAATAACTTGTGAATTTTATTCATAAATTCATTACATTCTTCTATTGATATAGTTTTTCTTAAAAACATTAATGTATTGTAAGTTGACAACCAATTATTTTTTAATTGGTTAAGAACTTTAGTAAATCTTCTTTTTTGTAGAGGACTATAAAGCCTGTAAACTAATTCTTCATTTTTTTCATTATAATAAATTGGTTGTTCTTCTGGTTCTTCTACAATATATACTGACATACTCTATAATAATATATATGTTTTTATGTTTAACTAATTTTTGTTTTAATCTACGAAAAATAACAAGTATTTTTCCGTAATTAAAAAAAAATATGTTAAACATAAACCAGGAACTGATTAAGCCCATTCCCAATGATTTTTATACTTGTAATATAAATCTGTATAATTACAACATCTATAACAATATATTTTTCTATATGTTATATATGAATAATAATTTGTTTTACCACACCAAAAACAATGATTTGTATAATATATATACTTCATATATATTATATATAATTAAAACTTTATATTAATCAAATATACCACAACCTAAATATTTAGATTTATGAGATATTTGATTGTCATTTTTTCTTTTACCAAGATTAAGAGAGTTGTCGTTGGTCTTATTATTTATATTTATATTTTTTATATCTTTTTCTAATTTAGAAATATTATATCCAAAATAATATAACATATCATCAAATGTAATTATTTCTGGTTCCTTATCTTCCTCTTCTTCTAATACTGAAAATTTATTATTTTTATATTTCTTTAAAATATTTTCTGTCATTTATATATTATGATATTAATATATTTTTATATATTATAAATTTAATTTTTCTAATTCTTCTTTGAGTTCATCTAATGTTTTTTTAACTCTTTTATTGTCAATCATTTTTGTCAATAAAACTTTATTCTTTTTACATTTTAATCTGATTTTATCAATATCAAAATCATCCACATATTCATCCATTGTGAAATCAATTGGTTTAACTTCTGGAACTGTGTAATTATTATTTTTCTGAAATAATTTTCTATTAAACATATATATGTATGTATAATAAATAAAATTTTATTCTGTTTTCTTTTTTTTATATACTCTCTTAACTTTTTCAACAGGATTATTAACAACTTTAGTTTCATTACTTATAACATCATTTATGGTTTTAAATAATTCGGTTTTACCAATAGCATAATCTAATAATTCTTTGGGTACTTCTTCAATCTTTTTATCATTGTCTTTTTTAAGTTGTTTCTTCTTATTATAATATTCTTTGGCCTTCTGTCTTTTATATAATAAAAAATTTGGGTCTTTATCCTTTCTATTCTGATAATATAATTTTCTCTGTTGATTAACCTTCTCTTTATTATTATCTCTATATTTTTTAGTAGCTCTTTTTTGAGCTTCTGTATATGATGATTTTTTAACTTCTTCCATTTATATAATATATATGTATGTATATAATATAAATCCTTAAATTGTTTTATTTGTCCATATGTTTTATATCTACAGGTAATTTCATAATGTCTCTGCCTCCTTTTTCATCTTCCTCTAATATCTTATCATAAAATGAATGGTCTTGACTTAATACATCTACTTCTTTTCTTTGTTTTGGGTCTTCACTTAAGAAAAAATGTTTTAATATATATTCGTTCTTTTTCCAATCAACTGAATGGTTTAAATCATCAAACATATCCATAAATGTATCTACATCAGTATATAAATCATTTGAACGATATTTTGAAGCACAAATAAAATGCCCTAAAGCTAAACAATAAAAACCGCAAGCATTATTCATTAAACTTTGTATATCTTTAGTTGTATATGGTAATTTTTTATTACATTGTTTTTCAACTATATTTTTAATATTTTCCGATGGGGGACAACCGTAAGGGTCAAAAAATATTGGTTGTAATTGATTTTTTGGAGTTTGTCTAATGTATAATAAAGTCCAATGTGTTCCATCATTTTGGTTTCCTTCATCATCTTCGCTGTCTTGTAAGTTTAAAATATATACTTTGTTAAATTTTAAAGGCGTTGGTATATCATCCTTGAAATAACATCCTTCTAATGGAATTTTCATTCTAGATGATAAATCGTTAATTTGACTATCTGTAAGCATAATAATTATATACTAATATATAATTATTTCTTTATATAAAAAACTATTTAAATTAATGATAGTATATATTTATATATGATGGAAGAAATTAATGAAAAAAAATTATCAAATGATATAACAATTACTATAAATGAAATCATAAAAGATATTTTAAACATATTAAAACATCATGGAAAATATTATTATGATTTTCATACAATATTTTATATTAATGACAATTTTGAAAAAAAGTTTTTATTTCAAAAATCTTATTTTGAAATAAAAACTTTTGAACATTTATATGGATTTATTAATACATTAGAAGATATGATATTCAATACATTTGATGATAAACATACACATTTGATTAATACATGTATTCTTATATTATTAGGTCATAAAATAAGAATAGGAAAATATTATAAAATGTATTTATTTATTATTGAATATAATAAATTATTTATACAAAAAAAATAATATATAAAAATATTATTTTTATAAGACCAACGACAACTCTCTTATTTTTACCATAATATATAATATGATAAATAAGCTGGTGTATATTCATCACTATTGCTCCATTTCTTATTTCTTGTTCTAAATCGTTCTCTTCTTAATTCATTCTTATGTTTTGTAAAATCTTCATTTCCCATTTTGGTCAAAATGAACCCATTTATTTGTATTTGGGTTTTTTATCATATATTTTTTATCTTTTCTTGTTGATATTTTAAATTCAATATTATTTCCAAAAAGTTGTTTAGCTTTTTTGTGTGCTAGTTTAGGGTTTGAATATTTTAATATTTCTTCTTCTTTATTCATGTATATATTATATATCAGAATTATTTTCTAAATCTTTTTTATTTTCATTTCTATCTTTTGTTTTACTCTCTCCTAATTCCATTCTTACTATTTCTTCTTGAACTTCTAAATCTACTCTTCTTTGAATTTTTAATAATCCAAAACATAAATTAAAACTCTCACATTTAGATTTTAAACAATATCTAACAGCTAAACCAAATGAACCAGTTATTATTGTTAAAACAGTTATAAAAAATACACCGTCTATGCCTTGCGGAACCCAAGCCATTATATATTATTATTATATTATTATTTCTTTAATTGGTTATTTCTTTAATTGGTGGAATAATATATTTCTCCTATTTGCCCTGTTACTGAACCGTTAAAATCATAAAATAACTGATTTACACCACCACCGACAGCGAACCCTCTTAAAGGAGCCATTTGAAATGATGATGCTGTTGTATTTGATATAGCTAAACCAGTGGCATTAATAGATATAGTGTTTTGTTGTCTTTGATTATAATTTGCTCTATATCCTATTGATGTAGATACAATACCAGATGAAACAGTTGATGAATAAGCACTTTCATAACCAATTGATACATCTTGAGGATTTACAGCTGATGTTTGAGCATTAATTTTTGTGTAACATGCTCTCGCTCCTATAGCTATTGATAATCTGTTTGGATAAGTATTATTAGCTTCTTTGCCAATGCTCACTGTATTTATTGATGCTGACCCAGACGATGCACCAGTGTTTATAAATGTTTGTGCAGAACCATTACCTATTGAAACTCCGGCGGACGGAACTAAGAATTGTTGACAGTTTAAACCAATAGCTATAGCTCCGTTCGGTGATGATGTTGGTTCTTGAGTATTTAACCATCCACTTCCTAATAAAACACTGAAAGCGACAAAATTATTAGTTGTATAAGCTCCTCCAAATCTAACTCTTGTATTACCACCAACAGCTGTAAATGACGGTGCAACAAATCCACCCGCATTTGGATTATATTGAATTCCAGCACTCGGTGAACCAATATTAGGATTGGTCAAATTTGTATATAAATTAATATTTGTACCACTAGCATACATTAAATAATAATTTGAACCCAAATTACTATCAATAACATTTCCTCTTGAGTTTACCAAGTTTAAACAATATTGTCTATTTGTTAAATCATTTCCACTTGATGGCAAAACAGATGTTCTTGGATTTACCAAGAAATTTACATAATAAGGAGTAGATATGTCTATTGTAAGTCTAGATGGAGAACTAGATGTTGTAAATGTTATTATATTGCTTCCTTGCCTCATTCTTAATGTATTATTCAGTTTTAAAGTCGTTGAATTAGGAGGAATTTGAAGGGCTTGTAATAATTGTTGTAATAGACAAACAAATAAAAACGATGATGAATTTGATGATAATGTAAAACCGTTTATTGTTAATGTAAACAATTTAGGAACTGTTAATAAATCATAATTTAGTGATAAACCTTTGTTGGTTCCATCCATAGTTGATATTATATTTGTCGTTCCATCTAATGAATTAATCTGTAATCCATTATAATCTATATTTTTAGGTGTAGTAGTCATTTTATTATATGTATATATAAAATTATGATTTTAAATAAAAAAAATTTCTTCAAGTTGTAGAATATGCTATTTCAAAAGTTGTTGTATTATAAAATAATCTACCAACACCAATACCTTGAGCTATTCCTCTTATTGGTCTTATTACACAACTTGACGCTGTTGTATTTTGTACATTAGTCCCTGATGCATTAATAATTATGCTATTCGCTGCTTGATTTGCTGTCCCAGCACCTCCTCCTATTGCTATTGAATAATTACCAGCTCCTGACAAATGAGCATTGCTTCCAATTCCTATAGCATATTGTCCCTGTGATGTTCCTCCAGCACTTCCTCCAATTGCTATTGCTCCTATTCCTTGAGATGTTGCTCCTGCACCAAAACCAATAGCTATAGCTTCGTTTCCTTGTGTATTTCTTCCAGCACCTCCTCCAATAGCTATGCAATCTGTTCCTTGTGGACTTCCTGATGATGGTGAGCCGGTATTTTGACCAATAGCTATTGAGCCAGCACCTTGATTTAAACCAGCATTTAAACCCAATGCTATTGTATTGTTTCCATATCCTAATGTTGATGCTATACTACCTGCTCTAACTACATTTGTAGTTTGGTCTAAAACCAGCGTCGGACTTTTTAAAGTTCCATTTGAAGGATTATATGAAAATGGTCCTGTAATACTATCTATATATAACTGCGAACCTGTCCCTGTTGATGAAACAAAAACAGGAAAATAATCCTGATTATTATTAACCGATGTTATATTATATATAGTACTATCAACATAAGTTTTATTTGTTAAATCATTATTATTGGTTGGTGCTATAGCTGTTTGAGGGCATTGATTAAATACAACTACACCTGAATTATCAACATCTACTTTCATTACACCTGCGTTAATATCTAAAGTAGATGTTGTTGTATTGTCTGTTATTTGCATAGTTTTATTCAATGCTAAAGTAGTACTGTTTGGAGGAACTTCTAACGCACCTAATACGGTTTGAACTAATGCTATATTACTAATAGGTGTTGTATAGTTATTAGTATTGTCAGTAAAATTAAAACCTGCTGATGTGATTTTAAATGTTTTTGGATTACCTGATGTTTTATCATACTTGAATATTAAACCTTTGTCTGAACCATCCATTGTTAAAGTTATTGATATATCATCATTGGTTGCATTAATCTGCAAACCATTATAATCAATATTTATTGGTGTTGTTGTCATTAATTATATATAATACATATAATTAACTTTTTAAATTAAAAAATAATATTCTTATGAAAATATCTGAATACCCATTTGAGGACTTGCACTTGTAGCCCCATTAGTAGCTTGAGACCTAATCCAATATGTCCATTGTGAACCAGTCCACATTGTAAAGTATATATAAATTGTATATACTCCTGTTGCATTATTAACACCTTGGAGCCATCCTTGACTACCACTAAAACCAGATAGTTGTTGATTTGATGTCCAATATTGTCTACCTGCTGAATAAAATCCAGTATTACCATTTATATTATTATTGATATTATAGTTAGTATCACCATATGAACCCCAATTTGATGTTAAAGCACTTGGAAATATCATCAATTGACAACTTGTTTCACCATACGAACTTCCGTCATAGAAAAAACAATTTAATGTAAATGTAATTGGTACTGATAAATTAAAATTGTTTGTTCCATCTGATGTTGTAAATCTTATTTGTATTGGTCTATTAGGCGTATATTGTACGGGTGAAGTTGTATTAGTGTATAATTGGGTTGTTTGACCAGATAAAGCATAAAAAGCACCAGAGTTATATTGGTTTGATATTCCTGATGTGTATTGTAAAGCAGTTGATGTTGGAGTTATGTTTATGCTATTTGGTGTTATATTTGTTGAACCACCAGCTGAAATTGCTGATTGAACCCAAGCTGTTGTTGGTATATTAGTTGAACTATCAGAAGCTGATGGTTGCGTAGCTGATGATGTTGGGGGGACTGTAGAACTAAAATTAACATTTGTATTGCCAATTGTTAAATTAGTTCCTGATGTAGTCATTGTATTTGTTGAACCGTTCACTGTTAAATTATTAGTCGGTGTTGATGATGTTCCACCGCTTCCCATAACTACAATATTATTAGAACTTGATATTCTTAAACCTGTTGTTGTTCCTTGACTTCGTGTTAAAGTTAAAGAATTATTAACTGCTAATATTGATGCATCTTGAGCTTGAACTAATGGATTATATGCTGATGCTGATGAATTGGGAAGACACATTATAGACCTATTTTGAGATGTATCTGTAATTTGTAATGATGTTGTGTTAGTTGAACCAAAATTAGTTCCGATAAAAGTTTTATTTAAACTTGCAGTAGTTCCAGCTGGTAATGAACCATATTGACTTGCTGGTTGTTGTTGTAATATTGACCCAGAAGTTTGAATAATATTTGATGTTGATGAATATGTTGATGTAGCGTTGAATTGTGAAGCACCGTTTACATTAATAGCTTGTAAATTTTCAGTTCCTTGAGCGTTAGGATATCTTAAATATCTTTTATCTCCTTGTGATTGAGTTAAAGTACTATCACCAGATTTAAATACCGCACTATCAAATATTGGTAAATTTTCTGTTGGTGGTGAATAATCAGCCATTTTTCTATTATATAAATATTTATATTAGCTTATTTTTAAAAGTTTTTAAAAAGATATTACTTGTATATAATATATATTAATGGAAGAAGATAAATATACTCAAATTCAAAGAAAGAATGACATTAGAAAGAAACCAAAAGAAAAACCAAATAAAATTGTGAATTTTTATGAGATTATTCCAAAAAAATATTTAGATAATGTTGATAATCCTAATTTTAATTTACATCAGATAGAAATACCTTTCAGAATGTGTGTAGTTGCTCCGTCAGGTAGTGGTAAAACTAATTTTGTATTAAATTTGATAAGGGTTTTTAGTCAAGGTAAAGGAACTTTTGCTGATATAACTATTGTGACGAGAAATAAGGATGAACCATTATATAATTGGTTAGTAGGTCAAAGTGATGCTATTAAAGTTGTTGAAGGTATGCATAATAACCCTAAACTTGATGATTATGATAAAAAGTATAACCATTTATTAATATGGGATGATTTAGTTTTATCCAAAAATCTTGACAGTGTAGCTGATTATTATATCAGAGCTAGAAAAAAGAATGTCAGTTTATTATTCTTATCTCAATCTTATGCTGACATACCAACTATAATTAGAAAGAACTGTACATATCTTGTTTTATTTGATTTAGGAGGCAGTAAAAGAGAAAGAGATTATATATTGAGAGAATGGAGCGGTGAATTAGACAAAGATGAATTAAGTGCTATTTTCAACGATGCTGTCAGTGAAAAATTAAGTCCATTAATCATTAAAGGAGGTAAAACCAAAAAGAATGAAAAATACAGAAAAGGGTTTGATGGTTTTTATAACTTGGATGAATTTTTAAAGAACATTGAACGAACTTTACCTAAATCAAAGAGAAGAGTAAAAAATATAAGTAGTGATGAAGAGGAAGATTAATCAATTTGTCGTTGCCGTTGTCTTAGAAAAAAAGATTAAGCTTTTTTATACTTTTATATACTTTTTTTCTTTCCCAGGACTTTTATATAAATTTTATTATTCTTTTTTATAAGACCAACGACAAATAAAACAATCTAAAGAAATATTCATATATATTTTTATAGTGTATATGAATAAAAAACAGTTTGAAAATAAAGAGGTGTATTTATGGGGATTAGAACAGGCTAAAAAATCATTGCTTGATAAATATGATAAAGGAGACCAACATCCAAACAGAAGACAAAGAAGAGATGTTGAAGATGAAGTTGAAGAGGAAGAAGAAGAAGTTGAAGAAGTTAAACCAAAAAAACCATTGAAAAGAGAGTTTACAATTGGTGAAGATTATGGTATTGATGATTTAGATTTTCTTAATGAAGAATATGAAAAAATTCAAGAAAAATTTAAAACAGCTAAAGGAGCTGAATTTGATGAATTAATGGATTTAGAAGATAAAATAACTGAACTTATTGAAGGTTTAGAACATATGAAAAGATTAAGCGGTAGAGGTATTAATAAAAAGAATAATGAAGCTTTTGAAGGAAAAGAACCAAAAGGTGAAGATAGTTTTAATGTTAAACAAGTTAAAGGAACTGTTTTAAAAGGAAAAGGATTTAAAAAGGGAAGTCCAGAGGCTTTAGAATGGGCTAAAAAGATGAGAGAAGCTAAAGAAGCTAAAAAAGAAGGTACATCTAAATCAAATGTTAAAAAAGTTGTAAGTTCTACAAAAGCTAGGGTTGAAAAAGGAAGCGAAGAAGCTAAAGCTTTAGGTAAAAGATTAGCAGAAGCTAAGAAAAAGAAAACTGAAGAACTTAAAAAGAAAGAAGAAGTCAAACCAAAACCAATAAAGGGAAAACCATATTATTATATTGGAGATATACCTAAAGGTTATAGAGAAGCATCAATGATTGAAGCGATTAAAAATAATAAAGTTAGTAAATATGGAAAATATACTGTTGATGAAAACATGTATAACTATTATCAAAATTTTGGAATTCTACTAAACCCAGATGCATCTGATGCTGAAATTAATGTTATGTTAGTTGTATTAAAAAAGAAAACAATGAAAGAATTGGAAAATGTTGATATATACAAAAGCAAGCTAGAAAACCCTAAACATAAAGATAAAATTGATGAATATGAATTTAAATTAAAAGACGCTAAAAGAAAGAGAAAAACATATAATGCTATGTTTAACTGGTATTTAAAATTATATAAAGAAAGACATGGTGGAAAGTATGAAAGAATTAAATTAAAATTACCTGAAAAAGTTGTTAAAGAAAATTATGAAAGACCAAAAAACATTATTAAAGAACCAATTATTGATATTAGAACAGGCAGACCAGCTGATGAAAAAATTGATGAAGATGATGAACTAATTGAATTTGAAAGAGGCGATGAAGAAATAAAATTAAAAAGAAAATATTTTGATGATAAAATGAAATTGAAACCAAAAAGAGCTGAACAATTATATGATAAAAGAATATTATTGGAAGAGAAATTTTATACACCATCTGACATTGGAAAGTATTTTTTTAAAGAATTGATAAAAGGAGGTGCTATTGTATTTAAGAAAGTAAACAAATATTAATAAGTTTAAAAAAATAATCATAATAATATATTATATAATGCCGAGAAGGAAAGTTAATGAAATTGACGGTGGTAAAATAAATATTGGGAAAGAGTTTAAAAAAATAGGTAGAACTCTTAATAAAAAAGTATTTAAACCAACTGAGAAAGGATTTCAAACAGCTGGTAAAACTCTTGGTAGAATTACCAATAAAGAATTATTACCAGCTGTTAAAACAATAGGTATACCTATGGCTAGTGGAGTAGCCGGAGCTGTGGGGACTATGTACGGAGGTCCCATTGGAGGGGTGATGGCATCTCAATTGACAAGTGGTTTATTAAATCAATATGTACCTGGTCAATCTAAAAACCCTTATGTAGGATTAACCGGAGATGCTTTAAGTATGGGTATGTTTGGTTCAGACCCAATGGAAGAGATACAATTGATGGGAAAAGTTAATAAACAATTATCAAGTGATATTTTAGGTAAAGATGTTCCCGATTATAAACCATCAATGAGACCTCAATATAATCCTGATAATCCTTATGAAGATTTGATTGGTCAATTATATCAGAAATATAATATACCTGCTCCAAATGTTCAACAACAACCACCAGAAGATTTAAGAGATGATAATGACGCTATTTATACAGATAGTCAACTTGGTGATAATGTTGATAGTATGATAGTAGATAAACCACCATATCAACAAAGAGAAGGAAGCGTACAGGGTTTATTAGGTGCTGGGGTTAAAAAGAAAAGAGGAAGAAAGAAAAAAGAAGTTAAAGAAGTATTAAAAGTTGAAGTAATTAAATCTTTACCACATAAAAAGTTTAGTGGTTCAAAAAATAGCTCTTTAGACCAATTATTAGAAGCAAATGCTGAAAAAGAAGAGAAACAAAGTAAGAAAGCAATGAAGGAAATGGTTGAAAGTCAAAGTAAAATGTTAAAAGCCCTTGGTTTTGGTGTAAGAGGAAAAAAGTAGAAGAGAAAGACAACTCTAATAAACTCCTACCCGATGAAATAGAAGGTAGTGGTATAGTAGGTAGGATGGGTGGCAAATACTTACTTAAAACTAAAATTATTCCAATGTTTATAAAAGGGTATGAAAATATGACTTATGTAGAACCATTTGTAGGCGGAGGTAGTATATTTTTTTTAAAAAAAGAAAGTGTTAAAGATGTTATTAATGATATTGACAAAGAACTTATTGATATTTATAAAGGGTTTAAAAAATATGATTTTGATAGAATTAAAAAAGATATTAATGGTGAATATAATAAAGAAGAGTTTAAAAAAATATTGAATTCTAAACCAACAAATGATTATGGAAAATTTATAAGATTATTTAAGTTATATAGATTATCATTTTATGGTCAATGTAGAAGTTATGGTGGTAGAACCAAAATTAACTTAAGAGAGAATTTTAGTGAAAAATTAAAGAATACGATTATATTAAATGAAAGTTATGATAAAGTTATTAAAAAATATGATAGTCTTAATACTTTTATATATCTTGACCCACCATACGAAGGAAGTAATGAAAAACATTATAAACATAGTGTAATGGATTATGAAAAACTAAAAAATATATTAGATAATATTAAAGGAAAATTTTTAATGTCTATAAATGATAGTCCATATATAAGAAAGTTATTTAATAAATATAATATATCAACTATAAAAACAAAATATACTAATCCGTTAAAAGGAAGTCATACAGAAAATAGAACAGAACTCATAATAAAAAATTATTAGAATAAGAGAGTTGTCGTTGGTCTTATAAAAAATATATTATAATATTTATAATTTTCTATATATAAAAAAAAAATAATATAATATAAAAATATAATAATATAATAAAAATATATGAGTAAATACGACAACTTTGTTATTTATAAAATATATCAACCAAATAGCCCTGAAATATTTTATATTGGTTCAACTAATAATTTTAGTTCAAGAAAATCAAATCACAAGAAGAATTGTACGAATAGAGTAAGTAAAAAATATCATTATCCTCTATATCAATATATGAGAGGTTTAGGAGGTTTTAACACTTTTAATATGGATATATATTTAAAGTATCCTTGTAAAAATAAAATAGAAGGCTTACAAAAAGAACAGGAGATTATAGATATTCTTAAACCAAAATTAAATTCTATGAAAGCAATTAAAAATATTTAAAAGTTTATATATACTATATATTATATATAAATGGAACTAGAAATTAAACCAAAATATACAAATCCAATTTTAGAGGAATATAAACTTAAATATAAACCAGAAGAATTAACCGATGACGGAATACCAAATATTGAAACTCAATTAAAAGAATTAAAAATGAAAGATGAAGAACTTGAAAAAGAAATTGATAAAGATAAAATTTATAAAAGAGAAATGGTTCAAAGAGTTAAATGTTTATGTTTATTAAAAATGAATAAATCTATTTTTACAAATACTTTTGAAATGAAAATTAAAGATAGAGAAACATTACAAAAACTTATGTGGGAATATAATGATATAGACCATAAAGATATTATTGATGAATTTAATGAAAAAATATGTGATATACTTGATGATAAAGGATTTGATAATTCAAAAGTTCCTATTTATCAATATAAATAATATTTAATATTATTTAAATGTATAAAACTATATATTTAAATATAATGAGTGGTCAACCCGTTAAAACCCCTGCAGATATTAATAAATTTCGTAATGAATATATGGAAACTTTAAGATTACAAGAACAAATTAATGATATGAATTTAGAGGCCAATAAAACATATTTACTTACAGGACAATTACCGCCTCAATCACAAATGCAGGATACAAGAACAACTGCTGAAAAATTAAAAGATGTTGAAATGATGAAACAATCTATAGCTAATGATTTAAGACCAATAGCTGAACCACAATTCGCATATCAAATTGTAAATGCTGTTATGAATAGTCCTTTAAATTATGATAATTCATTATTAAGATTTTTAGCTCAAAGAGCATCAAGTATAGCTGAAATTTTAAGTAAATCATATAGTTTTGGAATTGAAGGAAATGCTAATGATTTAACATTGATTGTTGAAAATATTAAAAATATGTATAGTGAACAACAAGGTAAATTTCAATCAACTAAATCATATTTTAATACTTTATCATCAAATGGTTCATCATCAAGAATTTTAAGCGTAAATGATATTGATGTTATAATAACACAAATTCAAGATATAATTAAAAATATGGATATTTTAATTCAAAAAAATGTTAATGTTGGAGGAATAAGAGGAACAAGAGGAATTATTCAGAGAGTTGGAACATCATTGATAGAATTAAAAGAAGTTTTACCAACAACAAACCAAATAAAATTATATTTAGATGATGTAGAAAACCCAGCTTATAATAATCCATATCCTGACAATCCAGCTATAGGACCACAACCAGACACCAGATTTAATAGAGAGGATTTAGAAGCTTTTTATAAGCTTATGGAAAAATTACCAAAATATACCGAAGTAATAGCTCTAATAAATAAAATAAAAAGAAATTTAGATACTGGAAGTTATGATAATATAGCTAATGGTTTTGAAAGATTAGAAAATATGTTTTTACCAATTACAAGTCAAATCAATGGACCATTATTAAATCAATTTAGAAGAATTAAAAATAGACAATCTATGAAAGAACAAGATGCTATGAAATTACAAGAAACCCAAACAAGAAATTTCATTAGACAACAAAACGAGGAACAAAAAGACGCATCTAAAGCTCAAAAAGTTTATATTGTAAATCCTGCTGATGATGCTGTATATGTTAGAAATGGAAATATACCTCAACAGAATAATAATAATATACCTCAACAGAATATTGTTAATCCTCAAATTGCACATAATCCAAATTTGGCTGAAGGTATGGCTTTAGGGGCTTTAGGTGTAATGGGAGCCTATCCTTATTATAATGATTTTATGGGAAATAATATAAATGACCATCCTTATTATTTAAATCAAACAAATCAAACTTTAGAAAACGATGAAGAATTACCAAGTCTTATAGATATAAGTCAACCCGATAATCATCAACTATCTGTAAGTGATACTATTATAAATGATGACTGGTATTCAAATACTTATAAACTCAAAAATTCTAATGTTGATGATGTTTTTAGTATAAATGGTATAGAATTTGATGATAGAGGATTACCAATTATTAATTTTCAAGCTTATGGTGATAATCAAATTTATGATGTTCCATTAAATCGTGTTGATAATTACTTTTATGTTAATAATCCAATCGCTAATCAACCAATGAATTTAATAGGACATGGATTAAAAAAAAGAAATATGATTAAGGGTAAAGGTATATCTATTACAGATAAACCTTATAATTATTTAGGCTTTGGTATTAATGAAATTAATAAATCTAAACTTGAAAAAGGTATTTTAACATTAAGAAGAAAGAATAAATCAAATTACCCAGATATGCCTTCAAGACGTGTTAGTTCTAAATTTTCAAACATTGTTAAATCAATAGTTGGCGGTAGTATGCCTAAATATGAAGAATTAAATTCATTAGATGAAGATGAAAAAATATATCTTAATAAACTTGTTAAAAAATCAAATTTAGAAGATAGATTAAGTATTCCAGCTCCTTCAAAAGACCAACAAGAAAAAGATATACATAACTTTGAAATTATGAAAGGTCAATTAATGAGTGGTAATGATAGTATTGAACTTGTTAAAAAATTTAAACTATTAATTAGAAAATTGTCAAAACAAGGATTACTACCAAAAGCTGATGTAGAGGAGTTAAATGAAATTCTGTTAGAAATTGGTTATTAGACTAATAAATTCATATAAAAAAATATTGATATAATTATTATATACAATGAGTGGATTTTATCAAAATTGGATAAAGGTTCAATACCCTAACCTACCGAATGATATAACACCAATGAAAAGTGGTGGTTTTCAAGAACAATTTTTCTTTGGTGGTAGTCAAGTTCCAACTGCTTTAAAATTACAAGGAACTGATATGGATATTGAAGGTAAAGGATTAAAAAGATATTTTAAAACAAATTTTCAACCTGATGTTAAAGGAAAAGGAGTTGCTCCAACTCAAATCCAAAAACATAATAATATTATAATGCCGAGACATATAGGTTCTTTATCAAGACAATTATAATTATAGAATTTAAAAATATAAGTTTATAGTAATATATATTATTATAAAATGTTTGTTATAGTTTTAACTGCTGCGAATGTAGTTCCTGATGGAAATAATAACTCCTTCGTATATAACTTTCCTAATTCTGTTGTTTTAAAAGATAAATTTATCGCTGTTAGTTCTGTCACTATGTATTATTGTTGGTTTAATATTCTTGCATCAAAACAAAATAATACTTTTAGTTATACTTGGACTAATAATGCTGGTGTATCTACTACTTATCAAGTTGTAATACCTGATGGGTTATATAATATAAGTGATATAAATTATTATTTACAATGGACTATGATTAATAATGGGACATATTTAATTAATAGTAGTGGTGATAATGTTTATTATGCTGAACTTATTGTAAATCCTAATAGATATGCCGTCCAATTAAATACTTTTCAAGTTCCTACTGTTTTACCAACCAATTGGTCTTTACCGTCAAATTATCCTGCTGGAGGATTACCAACACAAACCTTTAATCCTATTATAACTTTTCCTGCTATATTTAATACTATAGTAGGTTATACTGCTGGTTTTGCCTCTAATGGGAATGTTAATAATGGTTATATTCCTCCAACAGCATCAAAAAGTAATAATTATGTCACCAAAGACGGAGCGGGTACTTTATCATATTTATCTAATATTTATCCTGATGTCCAACCAAACTCATCAATATTTTTATCTATATCAAATTTAAATAATCCATACTCTCAACCATCAAGTATTATATATAGTATTACTCCAACAGTTGCGATTGGAGAACAAGTTATAGAAAGACCACCAAATTTTATGTGGAATAAAATGATTGATGGAACATATAATCAATTGAGAGTTCAGTTTTTAGGAATTGATAAACAACCAATACCTCTTGCTGATCCGAACCTGACTATTATATTAACTATAAGGGATAAGGATGAGGCGTTCCTCGGGACAAAGTAATCAATCTATTTATTTGTCGTTGCCGTTGTCTTATATAAAAAAAATATGATTATTTATACTTTTTATATACTTTTTTCTTATCCAGTACTTTTATATAAAATATGATATTTTTTTTTATAAGACTAACGACAAATCTCTTATTCTAATTATATTTTTATTATTTATATTTTTATATACTAAACAATATAAGAATATATATATTTATTTATACTATATAATGATTAAAACAGAATATAGTATTAATGAAAATAAAATTAACAATTGGTTAGATGAATTAGACCAAGATAGAAAAAAAATATTTGATAGTGTAAAAACATCAAATGATACAGATAAGATTAAAGAAGATAAAATAAAATCAATAGAATACATACAACGAAGTTTATTATCATATAAAAAACTATTAAATAAAGAAAAATTGGAGAAAGAAAAGTTTTAATAAAAAGTATATAAAAAAATATCAATATAAACTTATATACAAATGGTTAAACATATTATGCTCCCAAATGGTTCTAAAATGTCTTCTTTAAGTAGAAAAGTAGTTGGTGGTGGCTATGGAACGGTATTACTTGATGGTGGTATGGGTGGTCAATCATCATACGCATCATTAGATGATTATTATGAAACAACTAATCAAAGACCAATTAAAACTAAAGGTCAAGGACTTGCTGATAAAATTACATCAAAATTAAAAAACCTTAATATAGCCCCTCCAACAGCTAAACCTAAAGTAAAAAACATTACTCTTTCAATATAATTAAAAAAATATATTAAAACAATATAAGAAAATATATTTATATATTCTTATATATAACAAAATGTCTTGTGATAAACTTGTTTTTGACTTAAGTCAAGAAGTTGAAGGAAGCCCAAATGTTTTTATTAGAAAAGATTGGATTAATATTTTAGATAATCAAAATCAAAATTATCAAAACAATCAGTCAATTATTGACACCTCCCAAATTGCTAATAGTAATAAATATATTGGTTATAGAGAAGCATACCTTGCTGTTCCTATGACTTTATCAATGACCCAATCTCAATATACTGCAGGTACTATGGCTGTTAATCAAAATATATATCCAAGTGATTTTTCTTTTGGATTAAAAAATTGGTTCGGTCAAATTATTCATTCAATGACTTTAGATTATAACGGAACTACTATAGTTCAACAAACTCCTTTTTGTAATATGTGGAATACATTTAAACTTTTAACCACTTTATCTTGGGGTGATGTTGCTACTCAAGGACCAACTATTGGTTTTTATCCAGATACATCAGATAGTTTTGGTTTTTTTAATACCGCAGCAGGAAATACCAATGGTTCAATGGTTTGTAATAATGATTTAGGTGTTAGTGATAGTTGCCCTTCATTTAACTCAAATTCTTATCGTCAATATACTCAAAATGTAGTGGGTCAAGCAGGTGTTCCATCTGGTGGAAATTATGGATTTACTCAAAGAACTAAATGGATTGTTTATGACGTGGCTACTGTGGATAATCCAGCAGGTGCTATACAATCAATATCTGGAGCATTGATTGGAACTCAAGCTAATGTTGCATCTAATCCAGCAGCAGGTGCTAATCAAGCTCCTTATTATACTTATGCTATTAGTGCTAATCTTAATCAAATTTGGAAGTCCAATGTTTTTAGAAAGAGAGCTTTAACATCTAATGGTGCAGGTGCTATAACCAGTACTCCAGTTTTACAAATTGCTGTTATGGCTACTATATATTTAAAACATATTCATGCCTTTTTTAATTTTGTTCCGTTATTGAAAGGTGTTTTTATGAAATTAACATTAAATTTAAATAACTCAAATTGTTCTGTTCCTCTTCCTGGTGTTGCTATTGGAGCCAGTTATACAACTTTTGGTACAATAGCTGACCCTGCATCATCATCAACAAGCTATGTTGGTGGTGTTTTACCATTAATGGTCTCATCAATTAATACAGGTATGAACTGGCTTACTCAAATGGGGCCTGTTGGTGCTGTCGCTTTATCAACCACAACATTATATTTTGATTTAACTGTTGGTTCAAGAGTATATAATCAAAATATCATTAACAACGGTGGTCTCGCTGATGCCCCTAATATTGCTAAATCGGTATATTTGTATGTTCCTGCTTATACTTTTAATCCAACATTTGAAAATGCTTACTTATCTCAAAATATTAAACAAATTAAATACACTGATATTTACCAATACCAAGTTGTTAATCAAATTGCTCCTAATGCTCAATTTAATAATTTAATTACTAACGGTATAGCCAATATTAAATCAGTCTTGATTATTCCTTTTTTTCAAAAATTATCAACTGGTATAACCCCAGCTACTATTGATGCAGGTGTAAATTATGCTGAATTTTTATCACCTTTTGATCCAGCTGGTTGTGGAACCACTGCTCCACTTGCTCCTATTGGAAATTTTAATATTCAAATATCAGGTCAAAATGCTATTTATAACATGCAGAGATATTCTTTTGAAGAATGGAATAACCAATTATACGGACAAAATGCTGTTAATGGTGGATTAACTGATGGTTTAACATCTGGATTAATTGACTTTAATGATTTTCAAACCTCTTATGGATATTACTATGTTAATGTTGAAAGAATGTTGCCTGTAGAACAATCAGTTCCTAAATCAGTCCAAATTTTAGGAACTAATTACTCTCAAAAAGCACTCAATTTATGGGTATTTATTGAATATGGAGTTCAGGTTAGTATTGATGTGCTTACGGGAGCCAGAGTTTAATAGATTTATTTTTTCAATAATAAAATGAATACAAAAACAAAGAGAACATAATAAATAAAGCATTTAAAAAAACATTTATATAATACATTATTAATATAAATAATGCATTTAATATCATTTGACGCATCAAGTAGACAATTAGGTAAATTAAAGAAAGGTTTACCAGTTAGAATTAAAAAAGGAACTGGATTTAACTTGGTTGTTAATCCATCTAATTATCATTTAGTCAGTAGAGCATTCGGAAAAAATAAAGGAATGGAACTTAAACTATCTCCTGAAGAATTAAATGTTAATCAAACAATATCACCAGAAGAACACGAAGCATTACAAGCATCTGATGGACATGAAAAACTCCCATTTATGGAAGGTGGAAATATTTTTAAGAAAATCAAAAGAGGAATTCGTAAATTAACAAAAAATAAAACTGTTAGAAAAATTGAAAAAGAATTAAGACCATTGACAAGAGAAATGAAAAAAGTAGGTAAAGAAATAGCACATGAAAAAATAGCAGAAGCACATATGGCAGGAGCTGATAAATATGGTGATAATGAAAGAGCATCAAGATTAATAAATTTAGCATCAAATATGGCTCATGAAAAAGTTCAAGGAGCTGGTATTGAAAGTTTTTTAAGAAAAGCATCACATGTAACAGGTAATGAATTGAAAAGAGCATCAACTACTTTAAGAGGTGGAGTTCAAAAAGCACAAAGTATGGCTGGTTTAGGTTTATATGCTTATCCACAACACGGAAGAGGTATGAATGCTCATCACGCTTTAAAATTAGCTGGTATGGCTACAGCTCAAGCTAATCATCAATTAGCTAAAATGCATAATGCTAGTGTTCATGGTCAATTAACACAACCACCGATTAAAAGATATTGGGACGATGCTTTATCTCCTCCTTCAAGAGGAACTGGAATTCATAATCATATGAATTTAATAAGAGGTAGAGGAAGTTTAATAGCACAAGACCATTTATTACCTCCGGCTTTACAATCACAACCTTATGGTGCAAATTTTCATATGCAATTTTTCTTACCACCTGAATATCATAGATATAATGATGGTGGAGATATGGAAGGTAGAGGTATGTATATTTAATAAAAGTATTTAAAATTATAAAGCGTATATATAACATAATATAGTATAACCATATAATTTTGACTTATATGTTTGTTATTATTTTTAATAACAAAATTAATTTAAGGATTAATAAATATAATTATATACTAAATGAATACTGACGAAGAATTAATTAATTTATTAAAAGAAAAAAGACCAAATATATCAAAATCATCATTAAAAACTTATGAAAGTATTTTGAGAAACTTGTATTTTAAAGTTTTTAATAGTGATGAAATTGATGTTAAGAAATTTGATGAAAGTGATAAAATAATTAAACATTTAAAAAATCTTCCACCAAATAAAAGAAAAACAATATTAAGTGCATTAGTTGTTATAACTGATAATAAAGAATATAGAGAATTGATGTTAGATGATATTAAAGAATATAATAAAGAAGAAGCTAAACAAACTAAAACTAAAACTCAAGAAGATAATTGGGTTGATAAAGATGAATTAGATAAATTAAACTCTGTATTATGGAAGAATGCTAAATTATTATATCAAAAAGAAAAATTAACTCCTACTGATTATCAAGATATTCAAAACTATATTATATTATCATTGTTTGGCGGTTTTTATATTCCTCCAAGAAGAAGCAAAGACTATGTAAAATTTAAAATTAAAAATATTGATAAAGGACACGATAATTTTATTGATAAAAACTTTTTTGTATTCAATAGCTATAAAACAGCTAAAACTTATGGACAACAAAGAGTTGAAATACCAAAGGAATTAAAAACAATATTAACTAAATGGAATAAAATAAACCCTACAGAACATTTATTATTTGATAGTTCCTTTAAACCATTATCAAATGTTAAATTAAACCAAAGATTAAATAAATTATTTGGTAAGAAAGCAAGTGTTAATCAAATGAGAAAAACATACTTATCAACTAAATATGCTGATTTAATTGATACTAAAAAACAATTAGATAAGGATTTTAAAGATATGGGTAGTTCAACATTACAAGAAAATATTTACATTAAAAAATAAATTTTAAACTTTAATAATATAAATATGTATATTATGAAAACAATTGACGAAATAATGTTTATAGTAGATGGTAATAATCCATTTAAAGAACATTTATTAATCGGAAGAGGAGGGTTAGGATATAAACCATATTTACCAATAAGTGGTGGTGGTTTTGATAAATATGGAGATTGGATTGATTTGGATGATAAAAAGTTAAAAAAGAAATCAGACAAAGAATTAAATGATTTGATAATTAAAACAAACGATGATTTACATGCTGATTATTTAGGATATGATTTTGATGTTAATGATAAATTAAAAGGAGATATAATACTCATTAAAAATGAGATTTTAAATAGACAAATACATAAAGATGAAAAATATATTAACAAACAAGATGAAAAAATAGATACATTAGAAGATGAAATTGAAAATCTTGATGATTACATTGATAATAAAAAAATATCAAATGAAATGAAAAAAAAATTTAACGAAGAAGGAATATCAATAGGTAATTTTAATTGGGATAAGGTTAAAATGACAAATGAAGATATTGAAAAAATTAATGATGTATATGATATTTACATGGATAAGAAACAAGATATGTTAGTTAAGTTATTAGATAAAGGTTTAATAGATGAAAAAGATTATAAAACTATGATGGATTATCCTTATAAAGATATTGAAAATATTGATAAACTTTTAAAAGTTAATTATGATAAAGACATAGCTATTAATCTTAATTCAATTGAATTAAATAAAGAAGTTGATAAATTAAAAGATAGTTATAAAAAAAAAATATTTAAGGCAGAATTTGAAGAAAAATATGGAGAATTACCAAGTAAGAAATTTGAAAAAGAAAGTATTGATAAATTATCAACTATTGAAAATGTAGATATAAATGAAATAACAAATATTAATAATGTTAGTAAAATATTAAATGAAGTTAAAACATATAATGATTTTGGTTTTAATGATAAAAATAATTTAAAACTCCCTGATAAAACTAATGCTGATAGTTTTGAATATTTAACAATAGGAATAAAACCAACAACACAAGACGAAAGAATTAGTAATTCAACAGGTAAAAAGTATTTTATTGACAGAGTAGAATTAACTAATGAATTTGATGATATTAATCAGTCTAAATATGATGTTTTGAAAAGTCTTATATACACATTAGATAAAGATGTTTATGATAAAATAAACAAGAATACTAAGGTTAAAGTAATAAATTATGACACGAATACATATTTAAACGGAACTTTAATAAATAGTTATGATAGTAATGCACCTATTGATAATTTTGTTGAGATTAAAATTGGAAATGATATTTATAAATATGGTATTGAAAATAAATATTATGGAAACAAAATAAATATTGAAGAATATGTTAAAATCAATGATAATGGTATTGAGAAATTTACATTAGATGTAATGAAAAATATTCAAACATCAATAAATGAATTATTTGAAAAATCAATGTATGAAAATGAAGGAAGCGTTGAATACAATAAAATAATGAAAAAAATAGATAAACTAAGTAAATATAACCCAAATAAAGAAGAAATATTAAAAGAATATGATAAACAATTCAAAATGAAAACAATAAATATCAAACATACTAAAACAGGTTTAAAACCAAATCTACAATACGACCCTCAAGGTTTATCAAGTGAAGATTATTATAAATATCTTAAAAATGCTAAAGAAAATAAAGGTAAGAAGAAAATGATTGAATTTAAAAAAATTATACATTTTGATAATGATGGTAAAATTGATAAAATAACAGAAGGAGACAAAGAACATAAATATACTAAAGATTTAAAAGGGGCTAAAGTATTATATTTTGTTGGTTGTAAAAATAATATAAACATTGGTATGAATTATAGTGATATAATTAAAAGTGGTAAAGTTAATAAAGATAATATACTAGCAACAAATAGATTGGTTAGTGATTATTACGATACAAATGAATTAACTACTAAAGACAATCATATAGCTTTTAGACCGGATTTATTTAAAACTATAAAGAAAATACAATGAATATTATTTTTTATTTAAATATATATTAATATGTTATTATATATTATGAGTATATTTTATAAACCATCAAAAGAAACATTAAACGAATTAGACAATAGGTTAAAAGAAAGCACTATTAAATTAAACACATCAACCAAACGCTTAAATGCTTTAAAAGAATTTAAAGAAAGAACTGGTTTGAAAGGACAAGAATTAAAAAAAGCTTTTGATGAATATTGGAATGATGAAAATCCAAAATCAAATTCTGATATTAAAAAAGATGAAGATAAACCTAAAAAGACTTATAAAGAAAGCAATATAATGAAAGGTAGAAGCGATTTAAAAAAAACTAAAAGTGGTAAAATGGCTGTAGAAACAGAATTAAATGTTAGAAAGAATTTAGAACCTAAAGTTAAAAGGGCTTTGAAAAAATCCATTATTGAAGAAGTTAATAAAAAAATAAAAGGTGGAACTATTAATTTAGATTATTCTTCTTCAAGTGATGAACATAAGAGTGATAGTGAAAGCGATGAAGAAGATACTAAAGAATATAGTAAAATGTTAAGTCAATTAATAAATCATATTAAAAATAAGAAAGAACCAATAGATAAGAAAAAAATCGTTGATACTATAGTCAAGAAGAAAAGAGGAAGACCAAGAAATAAAAGTATATAAAAGTATAAAATATCTTATTCTTTTTTTCTAAGACAACGACAACGGCAAAATAATAAAATGGCTTAAATATTTGTAGTGTATATATAATTATAAATATGTCAAATACTAAATTTCAAAAAGATTTACAAACAGGTCATAAATATGAAATGAAACTATTGGAACATATTAAATATAAAGATTATATCAGACCAGAAGGATATTTTAAAGAATATGATATATTAGTTAATAAGAAAAACGGTAAGTCATCAACATACGAAGTGAAGAGTGATAAACAAATAAATATTTATGGTAATATATGTATTGAATATATGTGTAAAAATAAACCAAGCGGTATTACAACATCTAAGGCTAAATATTGGGCGATATTTGAACCTAAAGGTGAAAATTACACATTATACAAAATTCCATCAAAAATCATAAGGGAATATATAGAAAAAAAATATTATCATAGAGATTGTAAAGGTGGAGATAATTATAACAGCAAATTATATTTATTTAATAAAAATTTATTTAAGGACTATATTATATATAATGATATATGCGGTTAGAACAATTTATTAAAAAAAATTTTCCAAATTGTTATGAAAATTATGATTATAAAAAAGATAAAGTTTATATAATAGAACAATTAAAAAAAATGGGTATATGGTTTAAAGAAAAAATATTAGATAAATATGATTATAAAGAGATAAATATTTATACAAAATTTATTAGAGAATTAAAAAAAAACCAAGATTATTTTTATATAGCATTATTTGACCACATTTATAAAATATATAAATTGATGTTTGACAATTATACTATACATCGTGAAACTATACATACATCAAAAGTTAATTTACACTACACAATATTTATTAGTGATTTTTGTAATTATCGTTATAATAATGTGTATATACACGAAATACTAAATGGGTATAAAAAAGAAACTATTTATCTGATTACTGGTTTAATCAATGAAACTCATATTTCATATGAGCGTAATTAAAATTATCTTCATCTGAATTTATTAAATAAATTATTTAAGGACTATATTATATATAGTGATATATATAATATATGAATATAGAACGATTTATTACAGAATATTTTCCAAATTATTATGGAAAATATGATTATGAAAAAGATAAAGTTTATATAATAAACCAATTTAGGATAATATGCATGTGGTTTAGAAAAGAAATATTAAATAAATACGGCGATAAAAAAACAGATAGATATACAGAATTTATCAGAGCATTAAAAGAAAAACAAGATTATTTCAATATTACATTATTTGACCATATTTATAAAATATATAAATTGATATTTAATCATTTCACAATCAGAGGTAGAACTATGTATACATCAAAAAACAAATTACATTACACAATATTTCTTAATGCATATTATATTGATGATAGACATATACATGAAATACTGAATGATTATAATAAAGAAACCATTCATATAATTACTGATTTAATTAATAAAACTCAATTTTCACGAAGGGATAATTAAATTTTCACGAATATGTTCATGAATAATCTCCTTATCATTTTTTGATATTAAATTATTATTTTCAATTGAAGAACCTTTTCTAAATAGTTCTTTATTAAATTCATCTGCATCTGAACTTAATAATTCTTTCATATCAATTATACAATTAATATATAACATATCCTTAAACGCTTTGTCGTTTTTGTTGTTCATATATTTACTCATAATATGAAAATATTTATCTTCGTTATTCATTACATACTCTATAAAATATTTATATCCTTATATATATTATTTATATAAAGATATAAATAATATATAATAATATATGAGTTTGATAGAAACAATTTTACACGACATACATTATTTATTAGACAATGGCGTGTTTGATGAATTATATTTGTTATTACAAGAACAAGAAATTGATGAAATAAATTATAATGAACACGACAAGAACTTATTTTTATTTTATATATCATTCATCGGTAGTAAATGTGATAATATATTCTGTAAAAAAGACTTTATAGAAAATGCATTGATAAATGAATTTAAATTACATCAAACTGATACAATTGTTAATATATATAGACATAATAAAAAAATATACATACGAGATAAAAATTATTATAAATCATTTTTAATAGAAATAAAAAATAAATTAATTCCACTATATAATCATATACAAAAATATAGTTAATATATTATACACT